CGCTGCGATAAACAGCATTTCAGGAAGTCCTCAAAATGCTCGCGGTATTGCACAAGATTTAAGCTTAAGAATCCTAGCAGAAGGCGCTTCACTTGAAAGTAGTGCTTCTCTTGTCAATGGCCAGATTGAAGCTGCTGTCATATCATCAGCTGAAGAAATGTATTATGCATTGGCTGGCCTTGATGTTTCAAGAACAAACGGAGAGAAACTATCAAATCTGCGTAGAACTTCTACGTCAGTTGCAGCGAGCGATATTGCTGATTATAATCCTTCAACTAAAATTAAAAAGGCGAGAAGAAATGATCGTCACATTCATATGTCAGTTCTATAATGTCAGAAGCATCAACCACGACTAATCCCGTAACGCCGCCAACAAGCGGCGGATCACTCAATCCAAAGTATTATTCTACTATTAAATTGTATGAGTATCGCCGGCCGAGACCATTTGATAATGTTGAAGATGCGGTTAAGAGTACAATTACGTTGCCTCTGCCAACCCAATTAAGCGACATTAGTGCTTCAGCCTTTTCAAATATTGACATGGGCGTTGTTGGTGATGCTTTGAATCTTTTCCGTGGAGAAGGAACAGCTGAAGATATATCTTCAACTGTGTCAGGTACAGGCATTGAAACTGCTAAAATAGCACCACTCTTAAGCGCTATTGGTAATTTAGGAACTGCTGGAATATATAGAGCTGCTGTTATTTCACCAGCAATCGCTAAATCACTCAGTGCTAATTTAGGTAAACTTGGTCGCCTGGCCGGAAATATGCTTCCGGCCGAGCAGCTTAGCACCGCAATTGAACAATCATTTGGTGCTATTCCGAACCCGAATCCAGCAATAAGATTCAATGGTCCAATCTTAAGAGATATGAATCTTACTTGGTACTTTAGTCCCAAAAATGAAAAGGAATCTAACGATCTTAACTTAGTCATTCAGACACTAAAAAACGCATCTTTACCTTCATATGCTTCACCACTTGGTGCAAATATATCTGGTATCTTAAAATATCCTAAGCTTGCTCAACTTAATTTCTATCCTTGGGACTTGCAAGCTAATTCATCCGCTCCAGCAAATCGATGGGGCTGGACTGAAAACTCTATTATAAAGATGAAGCGGTGTTTCATGTCAACCGTTAATGTTAATTATAACCCTGGAACAGTTCCTTCCTTCTTTTCTAATCAAAAAAGTTCGCCAGTCGTAACTGAACTAAACATTCAGTTTAAAGAGATTGAGTATCTCACTGCTGAATCTTGGGGATCAATCACTGATATGGAAGACCTTCCATTTGGCCGCGAACGCTATGGAGCCGATTCTTCAGCCGGCGCCATCCCACGAAATGCTGTGCCATTCACAGCACCGGCAAATATTAATACATTCAGAGGCTCTTCACTTAGCGATACAGTACTATGAACTACTTTAATAAATTTCCAACTATCACTTACGATGGCCAACTCGCCAAGAATTTACTTGCGAGAACAAAGCTGTCAGATAGTACAAGAAATAATAAGCTTACCTTTCAACGATATACCATAAACGAACTTGATCGAGTAGACGTTCTATCAAATTACTATTATGATAATCCGGGTTACTCATGGTTAGTGTGGTTTTCAAATGACGTCATAGATCCTTACTATGATATGCCACTCGCTGAAATTGACTTTAATCGATATCTTGAATCAAAATATGGCTCAATTGAAGCCGCCACGCGAAAGATCGAGTTTTATCGTTTTGATTGGGTTTCAATTGATACGATACTTACGCCTCAGCAGTTTGCTAATCTCGGTAAAAGCAAAAAGTATTATAAGCCAGTGCTTGATGTGAATCTTATTCCAGTTCAATACGTTGTTGATCAAAAGGATTATGTTGTTGCAACAAATCGCATCGAACAAATTACGATTAATAACATTTCTGGAACGTTTGTTGTAGGTGAAGAAATTCAAGTATCAGGTTCAGTGTATGCAACAGTCGCTGGCGTAGGAGAGGATTACCTCATCTGTAAGCACATAGTCGGCGGTCTATTGGTAGGCAATATAGTGACTGGACAAACATCATCAGCGAGGGCCACGATCACTCTGGTACCGGCTCAGCCACTAACTCAAAATATCGATATCAATGAAATTACATACTGGAAACCAGTCACAGCGTTTGAATATGAAAACGAGCTTAACGAATTAAAAAAAGAAATCAAACTCGTAGATGTAAGATATAAATCACAAGTAGAATCTGAATTCAAGAGATTGATGAGTAGATAAGTGAGCAAAAGACCAAATATGCTTACTCAGTTTAATACTGCGCTTGACGGTGCTATTCGAGTAGTCGAAAAACTTCGTCAACTTCAAGGACAATCAATTGCACCAAAGAAAGTCGTATCTAACGATATCGTTGCCGGTGACGTTGATATCATCAGTATTGATTATACATCTTTAGACTCAAGTAAAACATATGATTTTTCAAATCAAGTCAAGCTGATTAACATTTACGAGAACATTCGTAAACCAGCAATATTTGCAGAGCTAGAAGTTGCCGACCCTGCAGCAATTCTTCAAGAAGTTGATATGCGGCCGGGCGATTTTATTACGATTTCATTTAAGACTTCAAAGTCTGAAACTGAACCAACTACATACGTATTAGCGATTACTGATATTGTTAATCTATCAATGAAATCGAATCTTAAGATGCAAACATATACTATTGCTCTTGCTTCGCCAGAAGTATTGAGAAACTCTGTCACTTTAATGAGTCTTAAATTTAAAGACTCAGTATCTAATGCTGTTCGCAAGATATTCGATAACTATATTAAAACTGACAAAAAAGTCAATATTGATGGCACTCGATCGATTGAAGATATGGTGCCATTTACTTCTCTAAGACCATTCGCAGCAATTAATCACATGATACGATATGCATACTCGAGCAAGTACAAATCTTCAGCGTATGTCTTTTTTGAAAATAAGAATGGATATCAATTTACTTCGATTGAAAAGTTGATTAAGCAAGGAGTAGATAGTCAAAAAAAGGGCAACTTTACAACCGACAAGGAATTCTTTTATGATTCTGCTACAAAGGAATCAGTAAAGGACGTTAATCTTAGAAATATTATAGCGCTTAAGCAAATATCGTACGGCAGCTTTTCAGATTCTTCAAAAGTTGCAAACATGGTAAATACGTATGATTTTACTCGTGGAAATTATACATCATTTCTTTTTACAGCAGGAAAAGAAGAGTTTGAGTTGCTTTCAGATAAGACTAGCACATTAAACAAATCAGCGTTTGATCAATCATTCGGAAAGCTGACAAAGAATATTGAGTTTGTTCCAATGTCATCTGACGTTACAGATAAGAACTTAGCAGAATATCTTGCTAAACGTAAAGGATTTTCACATTTTCTTGATCAGGACATAATGCATATACTTGTATACGGTGATACAGAATTAACCGTTGGAAACGTAATTAAATGCACTATTGCTAATCCAGCCTCGTTTGAATCAAATCAAGCTAAGTCAGCACAAAAGAGTGGATTATATTTGGTTTATTCGCTTCGTCATATGATCTTAAATACTGACCGCCCGCAGCATATGATTTCAATGGAGCTTCATAGAAATAAGCCTTTGAAGGATTTGGAGAATTAAAAATGTTTAATGCGTACTGGTTTATTGGTGAAGTAGTCGATATCACTGGCGATCCAGAGAAGCTTGGCCGTGTTCGTGTTAAGATCTATCAAGATCATGATCTATTAATGAAGAATGAAGATCTTACTTGGTCGCATGTAATGCTACCGACTACAAGTGAAAGCCTTGATGGTATTGGAATGAATCCTTCACTGGCAATTGGTAGTCGAGTGATTGGCTTCCATCCTGATGGAGAGAATGGTCGTGTTTCTATTATCATTGGCACGATGTTGTTTAATCCAAGTACTGATACTGGATCATCAGATCACTCGCTCTCGTTTCTTTCACGTGGCCGAAACTCCATCAATCAAGAAAAGATTGGTCTCGAACAACCAGAAAGTTCATATAAAGCCGAGTATCCATATAATCGAGTACTTCAGACAAAGTCTGGACATGTAATTGAAGTTGATGATACTGCAGGCGAAGAAAGAATACATATTCGACATAAAGCCGGGTCATTTATTGAAATCAATAAAGACGGCCGAATCACGATAGTAGCTAAAGATGACTCGATAAATATTACTGGTGGTAACAATTCAATTCAAGTAAAAGGTAATGCAAGCGTGTTGGTCGAAGGAAATCTTAACGCCACTGTAGGTGCAGATGCAAACATTACATCAGGCGGAAATCTTTATATTGGTGCGGTCGGCAACTTAGAATTAAGCAGCGGTAATAGTATAGTCCTATCATCTGCAAGTGGGGTTACTATCAGGGCGCCAGGTGGCTTAGTATCAACGAGTTCCATTTCAGCTATTGGCACGATTAGTTCTGCTGTTGGCGCAACTGGCACATTTACTTCTGTGACTGGAAAGATCGTATCAGTGAATAAAGGTTTAGTTTCTCAGATTAAGAGTCCATAATGCCAACAATTCAAGTCAACTTTAATGCAGAGCAATTTGCTCGGCAAACAGCGAATAGGATTGAACAATCTATTCGATCAAACGAATGTAACCTACGTCAAGATCAAAAAATTAAAGATGCAAATAAGTCACCAAACGATTTAGATCTTGCTACAGCACGAATTAAAGAACTTAGCGCTCAGATACGTGGATTTAATGATTACGACGGTCTTCGAGCAATTATAACACAACATATAAATGACTTGACTGATGATATCAATGAAAAGATAAAAGAAAAAACAACGATCCTTGAAGAGATTGCACCACTACTTAAGTTGCCGCTGAGTCCGCTTGCACTCGTAAAGTATATAGCAAAGCTAGTAATTGGTGATAAACTACCACAAATTAAAGCTGCCATTAAGATGGTAATTCAGATAGTAAAACTGATTCAGGCGCTAAATGAACTTCAACAAGAAATCACGAGAGCGGTGAAAAGATTAGAAGAATTTGTAAAGAGTCTTCCAGATTTTCTTGTAAGTGAAGCTCAGAAAGCGTTAGACAGTGCAATACTTAATCTTAAATTTGCTATTCAAGATGAACTTGTAAAAATTCTTTGTGATGAATTAAATAAACAAGGCGTGACGATCGATAAGGCAAGAGATGTTTTATCTCTTATTGATCAAGGCCGCAATATGCTTAATACTATTAATGATATTGTTGCTGCAGTAAATACTGATCTAGAATCAAACTTAGCAACGATTGGATCTATTCAGAGCGATATTGCAGGTGTTACAGGCCAGGCTCAGACGATTGATGTTTCAAGTACTGCAGCATTCTTACAGAGTGTTGAAAGCGGTGCTGCTGATTCATTTATTTCAGAAGCAGACACTTATGCAAAAGCAATTGATGCAAATGCGGGTGTAGTAAATATTCGTGAATTTAACCTTGTTCTTTCTCCAACATTCCAAAATAGTAATGTTGCATTCGGAACGATATGTACGTCTAATGGCTATATTGCTTCTAACTTTAGCGAATGGTCTGTAGCTAAACAACTTGATAATCCTACAGCGAATTTAGTATTCGATATTACAGTCAATTCCACAAGTAAAGGTAACGTTACCTTTACTACAGACGGAAGTGTAATAAGTAATACTGGAAATACTCAAATTGCTTTAGTATCAAATGATATCATTAATCTTGTGACTCCTGCAAATGCATCGACAGCAGCGCCAAATACGCGTGTATATTTTACAATCAAGATTAACGAGTTAGGAACAGGGACACCGTAACATGGTCACGAGAGCAGATAAAAATACACCACTCTCAAATCAAGATCAGATCTATAGCGATTTCTTGGCTGATTTAAATCCTCATCCGGTGTCAAAAGACATCGTAAAGTTCATTAATGAAAGAGCTGTTGCACGATCAATTCGTAACTTACTTTCAACAAATCGAGGTGAGCGACTCTACCAGCCGAACATTGGAAGTGATCTTACGAGTGCACTATTCGAGCCAATGTCAGATGGAATATCTACATCAATTTCAAACTTAATTTATGAAACGCTTGAACAATATGAGCCGCGTGCAAAAATCTTAAAGATGAAGATTATTCCAAATTATGATAAGAATTTGTACGATGTTACCATGTCATTTATGATTATAAATAGCCAAGAACCTTTCACGCTTAATATAGCACTGGATAGAGTAAGATAATGGCAGCTAATTCGAGTATTTCTCTTACGAGTCTAGACTTCGATACGATTAAGAACACATTTAAATCGTATTTACGTGGTCAAGATCGATTCAAAGATTATGACTTTGACGGATCGAATATGGCCGTCTTGCTTGATCTTCTTGCATATAATACATTCCATCAAGGATTTTATTTGAACATGGTCGGAAACGAAATGTTCATGGACTCTGC